AATGGCGGAAGGTTCCAGATTGGCCTTTGCAAGTTTCATCGTGGGGCCGGGTAACCTCCCATACTGGAACGATCCTTGCTCAAGCACCTAAAGGGCGGTGGGGACATTTGAAGGTATCCTGTTGCCGGGATAAAAAATGGGTTCGTGGGGAACATTACAAAGACTTCCCTGTGCATAGGCTGGTGGCCTCTGTTTTCGTGGATAACCCGGAGAATTTGCCTCAAGTCAGGCATCTTAATGGGCTGGCATGGGATAACAGGGCGGACAATCTTGTATGGGGGACCGACCAACATAACCGCAACGACATGAAGAACCACGGCACTGGCCGAGGCACCAAGTCAAATCAGAAACTCACAGAACAGCAAATCGGTTTTATAACAAAAGACCCCCGCACTCACACTTCCATAGCAAAAGAGTATGGGGTAACCCGCCGCCTTGTGGGCATGGTGAAGTCTGGTGAGCGTCGTAGTTATCAACCCACTACGCCTCCAAAAGCAACCTTTGCCCCTACCAAGGTTTCGGCTATTGAGGTATTACCACCTCAGCCGACATTTGGTGTCACTGTAAAGGACGCGCACAGTCATGTGACCAACGGGCTTGTGACGCATAACACTGGCAGAGGGTCCGCCACCGCCCCCGCCTTCCAGTGCGTCACGGGCGAGACCGAGATACTGACGCCCCATGGGGTGAGGACAGCGGCGCAACTGATAGACCCGGTGATACCCGACGACGCCTACAACCCCTTCAAGGCTCACGAGGTCACGGTCTGGGGTGGCGAAGGCTGGGAGACCACCACCAACGTGTTCAAGTCGTGGCGCTCTGACCTGCTACGGATACGGACCAAGTGTGGCAATCAAATCACCTGCACCCCGGAACACCCCATCTGGCTTCATATTTTCCAAGGGAGCCAGAGTTTACAATGGGTGCAGGCCAAGGACATAGGGGAGGCGGACCGTATAGCCCTGCCCAAGCCGGTCACCCGCGCCGCGCCGCCGGAGGGCTACCCGTATGAAGCCTTTGAGGCTCTGGGGGTGATAGCGGCCCATGGCTACCTAGCGGCCACCGGCGACACCCTCTACATTGAGACCAAGCCCGAACACAGTGACACCATCATGCAAGCGGCGGCGAAGCTGGGCATCACAGCAAGCCGTGAGCGCGCCGTAGACGGGGCTTCCGTCCGAGACGTGGTGCGAGTGCAGATGGTGCCAGACATGCCCCCACGGGCCGTTCAGTGGCTTCTCTGGATACCTCACCCCTCGGTGCCCATCATCCCCTACGAATTGCGCGGGACAACCGCGTGGCACCCCATCTTGCGCGGCATCCTGAAAGGGGCTGGCGAGTATATGAAAGGGCGGAAAGGCAGGCGAGGGGTGAGGGTCCGTGTGAACGCACGTTCACTGACACAGGTGATGGTCCGGGAAGCCATGTTCGACGGCGTGATCCCGCCTATAACGAGGGGGCGCGTGGACCACTTCGCAGTGGAGTATCTGGGCTACACGGCCACCTATCACCTGACGGCGGCGGGCCTGCCCCTCATGGGCATAGACTATCCACCGGCCTACAGGAAGCCCGTGGAGGGCCTTTCGGTGATAAGTGTGGAGGAAGCCGGGGCCGGGTGGGTTTACGACTTCACCCTGCCCAAGACCCACGCCTTCTCTGCAAACTCCATGAAGGTTCACAATACGGTCCCTAAGCACAGCTATTGGGGCAAGCGCCTTCGGGAGTGCATAGTCGCACCGGACGGGCACGTGATCGTCGCGCGGGACTACAGCCAAGGCGAACTCAAGGTGGCCGCGTGCTGGGCCGGGGAGCAGAAGATGCTACAAGCCTACCTGAACAAGATCGACCTTCACGTGCTGACCGCCGCCACCGTGAACAGCATGACCTACGAGGAAGCCATGCACCTGAAAGGGGTGGATGAGGCGGCTTTCAAGATGCTCCGCCAGAACGGCAAGGCGGGCAACTTCGGCTTGATCTATGGGATGCAGGCATATGGCTTCATGATGTATGCCGAGGCGGTCTATGGGGTGAAGCTGACCCTTGAGCAAGCCGAGGCCATGCGGGACGCTTTCTTCAATCTGTATCCGGGCCTGCCCTACTGGCACGACCGCCAGATCATAGAGGCTCAGACGAACGGCACCGTGCGCTCTCCCCTTGGCCGCTTGCGCCACCTGCCCAACATCAACAGCCCGATCAAGGCGGTGCGCAAGAAGGCTCAGAACCAAGCAATCAACAGCCCCATTCAGGCCACGCTGGTGGACATGATGTGGTGGTCCATGGCTATAATCGAAGAAGAACGCCCGGCCCTTCTGACACCCTGTGGACAAATCCACGACCAAGGGCTGTGGTATGTGCCGGAGGACGAGGTGGACGACGCGCTGCTCTACTCCGGGCAGGTGATGGAGGACTTGCCCTTCGAGAAGTCATTCGGCTGGAAGCCCGAACTCAAGTTCACCACCGATGCGGAGGTAGGCTTGAACCTTGCTGAATTGGCAGAGGTCGCGTAGGATCGCCGCAATCCGAGCAAGGGGCACCGGTATGGCTGACGACAAAACAAAAGAGGGCCGCGTGATCGCCGGTCAAGGCCAGAACATTTTCGCCAATCCTAACGGCGGACGCAATGGCTACGGCGCGCTGATCCTGAACGCACTAACTGGCCTGTCCACCGAAGAACTGGCCAACACGCTGGAAGCGCGTGGGGCCACCAAGGAACACGCGGAGAAGCTGAAAAAGGACATTGCCCTCGGTGGCGAAGTGGACGCCACGCTGCTCGACAGTGAGGACCAGTTCTTCCGGGACTATCTGCGCATTCACGCCGGGCCCTCCCTGCTCGCGCCCCCCATAGCCCCCGAACGCCTTGAGCGGCTGGTGTCCGAGAACAACGCCTTGGAACCCTGCATCGAAGCCATGGTGACCAATATCTCCTGCACCGGCTACACGCTGGTCAACCGGGACAAGACCGAGGCTGATCTGACCGACGAGGACAAGTCAGAGCGCGAAGGCTTGCTGGACTTTCTGAAAGAGGTCTACCCGCGCAAGTCGTTCCAGCGCACACGCAAGGAACTTCGCCGCGACCTGCACCGGACAGGCAACTCCTACATGGTGCTGGAACGCAACGCCCTCGGTGAACTCGCGTTCATTCGCCGCGCCCCCGCCAAGTCGATGCGCCTGATCAAGCTGGACGAACCCACCGAAGTAACGGTCAAGATGCGCCGGGCCGGTAAGGACGTGGAACTGACCACCCTCCGCGCCGAGCGCCGTTACGTCCAGAAGATCGGAACCAAGCTGGTCTACTACAAGGAATATGGCTCGCAGCGCGACCTAAACCGGGTGACCGGGGAGTGGGCACCGGACGGCCAAACCCTGCCCGCCAACAAGCGCGCCCATGAAGTGATCCATGACAAGGATATTGAGGACGTGAAGTCGCCCTACGGGATGCCGCGATGGATCACGCAGCTTCCGTCCGTGCTGGGGAGCCGGATGGCTGAGGAACACAACCTCGCCTATTTCCAGAGTGGCGGCGTCCCTCCGGTGATGGTGTTCATCACGGGCGGCATGGTATCGGAGCCGGTGGCCAAGGCGATCAATGACTATCTGACGGGCGGCTCCAAGACGAAACAGCGCGGCGTGGCCGTGGAGGTTCCGTCATCTGGCAACCTTGAGAATGAGCGCCCCGCCAGCGTGACCGTGGAGCGGTTCGGATCACAGGAGGCCGACAGCACGTTCGAGGTCTATGACGAGAAGAACGAACAGCGCGTCCGCCGGTCCTTCCGCCTGCCGGGCATCTTTCTGGGCATGGCCGACAGCTACAACTTCGCGTGCTATGATGCCGAAACGGAGGCCCTTACCGATCAGGGGTGGATCACTCACGATCAATTCAAGCCCGGTATGAAGGTGGCCTGTTACAACCCGAAAGCCAAGGCTTTGGAATACCATGAGCCGGATCATGGGGTGCAGGTCTATGACGTGACTGACGTCCCTATGTACCACTTCAAAAGCACCCTAATGGACATCATGGTGACGCCTAAGCACCGGATGCATTATGAAACACAGTATGGGGATGTCTGCACGGAACCTGTGGAGACTATGCTGGCAACCTGTTCACATCCTTCTTTTGTGCGGCGTATCCCGGAATACAAGGGAGGGGTGGCACATAGCACATTCACGTTCACGTTACCACATGTTCCCGCACCCATAGCTGGAAGGGGGTCTACGGCCTTGCAAGAGGACTACCCTCCTACACTTGACACTACTGACCTGTATGAACTGGCGGGCTGGATAATTTCCGAAGGGCATGTTCTCAAACAAGGCGGGGCGATCAGTTTGACGCAGCACGTTGACCGGGGCTGGTCTTCTATCAAGGCCCTTCTTTTGCGGCTTGAAGCTAAGGATGTAACTGTGTGGTGGCCCAAGACCGAAGAAGGGGTGGTGACAGCCTATGTCTACGACTGGTCAATCTACAGTTGGTTCAAAGACAAAATGGGCATGGTCGGGTGGCAAAAGCGTATACCGCGCTCCCTTTTGGCGTCATCTCGTGGGTGTTTGCGTATCCTATTCGATGCGCTCATGGCGGGCGACGGAAGTTGGGATACGCGGGAAGGCCGCACTTCTGGGTCTTACTACACCACGTCAAAAAGCCTTGCCGACGATGTGCAGGAATTGGCTCTTAAACTGGGGTATCATACTCGCGTGGCGGATGCTACGCCGGGAACTATGGGGGTGCGTCCGGGCTATCGGGTTTTCATCGGTATGGGTGGTTCGCGTGGCGCAGAAGGCCGCACTCAAACCGCACGCGGACATGAGCGAGTGGACTACACCGGAGAGGTCTGGTGTTTCACTGTCCCTACTGGCGTGTTCGTAACCCGGCGAAACGGGCATGTGGCTGTTCAAGGCAACACCGCTCACGCCTCCTACGTGGTGGCCGAGGCTCAGGTGTTCGCCCCCGAGCGCGAGGAAGAAGATGAACGCATGAACATGACGATCATGCGGGAAATCGACCCGTCCAACCTGTGGGAACTGGCCTCCAAGCCCCTATCCGTCCAAGACGTGAACCTACAACTCCGTGCCCTGCAAATGCTGTCCACCATGCGAGGCGTGGGCATTGCCGATCTGGTAAAGGACATCAGCCGCATCGCTGATCTGGAAGTGGAAGTCTCCGAGGACTTTGAGGAAGATGTGATCGGGGGCACCGTGGCCGGGCAAGAGGGTGCAACCCCCGGCCAACCCCCTACCAACCCCCCGGCCAACGCTGACGCGGCCCCTCAAGGCGATACAGAGCAACAGGCGGCACCCAACCCCCCGGAGGCGGTGAACAACCGCGTGGCGCTCATGGCCGCGCGCATCGCCCGGTCCGTGCGGGAATATGACGATCTGAGCGATGCCGAGAGCCTGCGCACTCTGATGGCCTTGCGGACGGAATACGATGATCTGTCCTTGGATGAGCAGGAGCGTGTCAACAAGGCGCTCGCCCCTGTCCTCTACAACTCCACCTTCCTGACTGATGCGGCCATGGCGGACGTGGCGGCGGGCTATGCAATGGCGGCGTTCCAAGCCGCGCAACGGGAGACAGACCATGCTTTACATTGACAATAACCCCCTGCCCGGCGCGGGCCGTTCCAAGCGGTGGCGCGTGTTCGCAGATGGCACGATTGAACTTCGGGATGCCCTGCGCCGGGCCGGGTCCAGCCCCCACCTTCACGCCCCCGGCAAGCCCGGCGAACATGCCGTGGTTACCACCGCCGTGAAGAACAAACTGAAAGCCGACGAGGTTCCGGGCCGAACCATAGTCAAGCTGATCCGGCGCAAGAACCGGGGCCTGCCCCCGCCGACCAAGGTCGAAGAAATCCCGGAGGATGGGCACGCCTCTGATTGCGCCACCCCGGCTACACCCCCTGACTACTGGCACGATGAACACGGCTGGGACGAAAAAGGCTGACATGCGCCCCATCAAACCCAAGGACATGAGCGAGGGGGTCCGGACCCTAACCGATGATCTAAGCGCATCCGTCACCCGGTCCGCCATGCGCGTGATAGGCCCCAAGGTACGGGCTATCGCTGAGGACATCAAGGCCGGGCGCTTTCAGGATGCGCGCGACGGCGTGCGGGAACTGGACTTCACCGCCGCGCTGGCCAAGACTGACAAGACCATGCGCAAGTTCACCCGGTCCACCATGCTCTTGGGCGCTGGCGCGGTAGACAAGCCCCAGACAAGCGTTCTGGCCAACGGAGCGCCCTACCCATGGGAAACCGATGAAGGCGCTGTCCGCCTGCTACAGCGCATGTCCGCCCACGTTCTCACCCGCGATACCAGAAGGAAGCTAGATGAACGCATCACTGCTGCATCCCGGTTTCAGAAAGCCGATCCCATCGATCCCGACAAGCTGGCCAACGACATCAACCGCTACCTTCGCGGAGAGATTGTTCGGGTGGTGGATACCTCTGCCAATGTCGTGGGAACTCGTGTTGCTGCTTACGGAATGTATTATGAGGCACGGGCGCGCGGCATCGCACGCTACCGGATTGATGCAATCGTGGACAGCCGAACCACGGACATATGCCGTGAAATGGACGGACGCGAGTTCTCGGTCGAGGAAGCCTATACGAAAACCGGGACTATCCTATCGACCTCGGAGCCTGCCCAAATAAAGACACTTGCACCCTTCCCCGAACTGGACGACATCGCCGGGCTGTCAAACGAGGAACTGCAAGCGCGGGGCCATGACACCCCGCCGTTCCACTTCCTGTGCCGAACCGTGGTCACGCTGATCAGCACCGAGAAGGAATACGACCCGGTGGACTGGTCCAACTTCCCGGAGACAATCCGGGACGTGGGGCGGCACCAGCGGGCGGTAGAGCCTCAGTATGACCGGGAGGCCGAAACCATCTGGCAAGCGGCGGCGAGCGACCTGTTCCAACTGGCGCTCAAGTCCGACCCTGAGACCACGGCGAAGGCTATCTATTATGCGTCGATCTACACGGGCAACCTGTTCAACGAACTGAACCGGCGTCTGCGAAAGAACCAACCGCTATACAACCTGTATGAGACGCCCTCCCTGCCCAAGCCTTCGGCCAAAGACCTGACCAAGCCCTCGCTGCACGGCACCGATGAACTCTATATGTTAGAGGCCACGCAAACGCTTGACGCCTTGCTGGACCGCTCCCGCGCCCCGGACGTGACCTACGTGTATCGGGGCGTGAAGGCGGCTGAGGCTGACCGCATGGACGTGGGCAAGGTGTTCCAAGACGATGCGTTCGTGTCCACGTCCCTACGCCCGGAAGTGGCGGCGGACTTCGCGGGCACCGGCAAG